AGGGAATATACGACGCTGGAGTGGCCAGCGACGTGACCACCAGTTGGCTAAACCTCCCGCTCAACGCCGAGTTGCACGATGTCAGGATCTACTCTAAGACCCTCACAAAGGGCGAAATTGTGAGCGCCTCTCTGCAAGGTCCCGAGAGCTACAACGACCTGCTCTTCTACTTGCCCGTGCAGTTCGTCAAAGAGAGCCCGACAAGAGACGTGTTAGTCACGCCGTTCCAATCAAAGTCTCGCGCCACAGAAGTCCCCTTCAACGAAGAGCTGGCGTTTGGAGTTCGCGGAAAGGACATCAACGCCGAGAACTACCTCCGCGAGATGGTCCAGGGAAGATACCCAAGAATGTTCTTCCTCACTTCTTCAGTGATAGACACAACGACTCAGACTTACACGGCAGACCAGTTTCTGTACGACATCTCTCCGTCAGCTCCATCGACAAGAGCGAGAAATTTGCTGATACTTCCGTGCGATAACGGAAAGTTTGCTCCAAACTTTAAGCTTCTCTCTTCAGGAAGCAATGACCGCTTTGTGAATGACACCGGAGCGCAAGACCTCACGATGGTGTCTCTTCTGAACCTGATCTCGACTTCTTCAATAAATCCTGGAATGCTACAGTCTAACCAGGACGGCACTGACAGCTCGGATCCAAGCGGCATCATGCAGGAGATGCTGGGGTCTTCTCCTGAGAATCCCGGGGTAAGTCCTGGCAGTGGCTTCACAATCCTCCAGCGCACAAGAGACAACTCTTCTAACGAAGTTGTGTTCTTCGACAGCTCAAACTTGTTCTACGGCAAGAGCATCAGGCCTGGCACAGTTGTTATAACTGACCCCTCAGTTACAGCCTCGAACTCCAGGGTTTCTATGACTCTAAAGGACGATGGGTACGGCAACCTGTTCAGGGCTGACAGCAACACGGAATCTGCCAAGTGGTCTTCGGTAGGAAACGTGCTGTATGATGAGGGCTTGATAGTGGTCAAGTCACCAAACATACTGCACTTTGGGAAGGACGAGTTCGAGGTATCGTTCGAAGGAGTTCAGAACCTCCACATACTGGAGCTCAATGCTCTCTCGATGCCAGGCATGATAAACTCCTCGTCGAATCCCTCATTTGTGACAGCCACACCATCAGCCAACGCCTCCGACACGGACACGAACTACACTGTGATATCTGGTCTTCTGATACACGATGAGAACTTGAACGTCATCGCAAGAGCAAACTTGGCTCAGCCAGCGGTGAAGAAGCAGAACGACAAGTACATGTTCAGGCTCAAGTTCGATTTCTAATCAGTTCCTGCAAGATACCTTTGAACATGATTCTAGGTCTAGACATATCGACTTCTTGCACAGGTGCTTCCATCATATCGAGCGATGGAGAACTGCTCCACACGATGGCAATAAAGCCTGGTGGAGACGACATGTTCCAGAAGGCGAACAGCTTCAGGATACAGCTCAGCCAGTGGCTTCGCCAGTGCAAGGTCACTAAACAGCACATAAGCGCTGTCTACATCGAGGAGAACCTGCAGGGATTCAGGCCGGGTCTCTCATCTGCTGGAACGCTCCTCACTCTGGCCAGATTCAACGGCGTGGCATCGTACATAGTGTTTCTGGAGCTGGGCATCGTTCCAGAGTACATCAATGTCACGGCAGCGCGGAAGCTGGTCTCCCTCAAGATAGACAGGACCCGTGACACCAAGGAGCAGGTGCTTGAGTGGGCCACCGCCAAGTTTGGCTACACTCCTACATCGAGAGCCGTGAAGACTGGCAAGAAGAAGGGTCAGATGGTAATCGAGACCCACCACTTCGACATTGCTGACTCAATTGTGATCGCGGTCGCAGGGCTTGAACAACGGAAGTCTGTAGATGTAAATTAGCGTATGGAAGTAAATCTCGAAGCCAAACTGCATTTCATCACTTCCATTTTTGGTCCAGGAGTAGTAAACAAAGGCGCGGTCGCCGTCGCCTGTCCAAAGTGCTCGAAAGACAATCCCGATAAGAAGAAGCTCATCATCCAGCTTGAGAATGGACTTCACCACTGTTGGGTCTGTGAACTCAAGGGCAAGACGCTTACGTATACTGTCAAGAAGTATGCGCCAGATAAGCTTGACATGTACCTCCGGATATTCGAATCGGGAGACTATGACAGCGTTCTAGCCGAAGAAGTCAAGGAGAAGGTTGAGCTGCCAAGCGACTTTGTGCCGCTCGGTCCGGCAGCCGACAGCCTCGATCCAGACATACAGGCATCTAGAGAGTATTGCCTGTCAAGAGGCTTGACAGAGCGTGATATCTGGTACTTCAAGCTCGGCGCTTGTTCTTCTGGAAAGTACCGACGTAGAGTGATCATGCCCTCATTTGATTCTGAGGGAGAGCTCAACTACATCACTGCCAGATCCATCGATCCTGAAAGCAAGTACAAGTACATGAACTCCAAGGCGGAGAAGAAGGGCCTCATCTTCAACGAGATCAACATCGACTGGAAGAAAGAGCTCACAATCGTCGAAGGGCCATTTGACTTAGTCAAGTGCGACAGGAACGCAGTGACCCTTCTCGGATCTGGACTCAACGAGGGCTATGAGCTCTTTAGAAAGATAGTAACAAACATGACTCCAGTCGTCCTGGCACTGGATCCTGACGCAAGGGACAAGTCAGAAAAAGTCTGCTCCCGTCTGTATTCATATGGAATTAGAGTTAGAGTTATGAACGTGGAGCCCTTTAAGGATGTCGGCGAGATGTCCAAGCAGGAGTTCCTTGCTAGGAAAGAGGCGGCCAAGATTTGGTCCCCTGAAGATCGCCTCCATCACCTCTTCACTAAGATAAGAAGCGGCTCGCTCATCTAATCGGAGAAACATGAAGTCATTTAGCTGCGTACACCTCTCTGACATCCACTTTCGAGGCCTGTCCAGGCACGATGAGTACCGAGAGGCGTTTGAGGACTTCTTCCTGAAGGCGAAGGATCTCAAGCCTGACGTCATCATGGTCGGTGGTGACGTTGTCCACTCTAAGACGCAGGGAATCTCGCCAGAGCTTGTCGATATTCTTGTCTGGTGGTTCTCCAAGCTCTCAGAGATTGCACCCACGCACATCATCTTGGGAAACCATGACGGTCTCATCACCAACAAGGACCGCCAAGATGCGATCAGTCCGCTGATCAACGCTCTGAACAATCCACGGCTCACGCTGTACAAGAAGTCTGGAGTCTACCCGACTGGCGTTCCAGGCTACAACTGGTGCGTCCTCTCTTGCTTTGATGAAGAAGGGTGGGCAGACGTCAAGCCTGTGCCGGGAGAGATCAACATTGCGCTCTTCCACGGCGCAGTTCGAGGTTCTCAGATCGACAGCGAGTACGAAATCGAGGGCGAGGTTGAGAACAACCTGTTCGAAGGTTTCGACTTCGGTTTCCTGGGGGACATTCACAAGTTCCAGTATCTTGATTCAGCAAAGAGGATCGCTTACCCAGGCTCCACGCTCCAGCAGAACTATGGTGAAGACCTCGAGAAGGGATTCCTGTACTGGCAGATCAGCTCGAAGGACAGCTACAGCTCGAAGTTCATTCCAGTCAAGAACCCCTCTCCGTTCATCACCATCGACTGGCAGGGCTCTGTCATGGAGACAGCTCGCCACGCCCTCCAGTTCCCTAACCGATCGAGGTTCAGGGTGCGGCACACCGATGCCCTTCCCCAGGCTGAGATCAAGCTGCTCTACTCTGAACTCAAGGAGCAGAAGAACGCGTCTGAGATCGTGTTTAAGTTCGATAACGATCTCCAGGCCGGATCAGTTGACACTGAGACGATATCGACTGAAGATCACAACTATCACAATCCTGCCAACATCTTGGAGCTCATCAAGCAGTTCTATAGCAACAAGCAGATTAGTGAAGAGACCTGGGAGAAGATCTCTGGAAAGGTCACAAAGTACTGCGACGAGATTGGAAAGTCTGATCCGGTCAGAAACGTCAAGTGGTCTGTGAATTCCATGAAGTTCGATAACACGTTTGGATACGGCAAAGAGAACTACATCAACTTTGATGGTCTCAGCGGAGTGATCGGCCTCTTTGGAAAGAACAGGATTGGAAAGTCCTCGATTCCTGGCACAATGATGTACGGTCTCTACAACTCCAATGACCGTGGCATCGTCAAGAACCTCCACGTGATCAACACTCGAAAGAGCCACTGCTCAGTGGAGCTGGACTTCACCGTCAATGGCCAGCAGTACCGACTTGAGCGCCAGACCGTCAAGAATCAGAATAAGTCTGGAGAGGTATCAGGTAAGACGCACGCCAACATCTTTCAGATCCTTCCAAACGGAAGCCTCAAGGACGTGAGTGGTGAGCAGCGCCGAGACACCGATGTCCTGATGCAGGAGCTCATCGGCACAAAGGAAGATTTCCTGCTGACTTCTTTCGCGAGCCAGGGCGAGATGAACAACTTCATTAAGCAGAAGTCCACGTTCAGAAAGAGCACTCTGGCAAACTTCTTAGACCTCGACATCTTTGACAAGATCTGCGACATGGCAAAGAATGAGTCACTGCCGACAAAGGCGCTCATTGATAGAATGCCGCAGCGCGACTGGAATGTTACAATCTCCGAGAAGAAGTCTGAGCTGGCGTCCCTCAAGAACGAACGCGCGGACGTAGAGTCTCAGCTGGAGAGCACAAAGTCCAGAATTGAAGTCTTGAAGAAGAAGTCTGCTGATCTTGGAGCAGACAAGCTTGTTACCAAAGAGGATGTGGAGAGGATCCAGCGAGCTCTTGATAACGCCAAGGCGCTTCAAGACCAATTGACACAGAATCTTGCCAAGTGTGATTCTGACATATCCGCCGCCAAGGAAAGGCTCACGAAGATCTCTGCGATCAAGAGCCAGTTTCCCATCGAGGAGCTGAAGGCAAAGCTTGCAGAGCAGAACGACCTCGAGAGGTCGATACTGAAGCTTGAGCACGAACTTGAGAGAGAAAAGATTGAGCTCTCAAGCCAGCAGAAGTCAGTCAAGCTGCTTGAGCAAGTGCCTTGTGGAGATGGCTTTCCTACATGCAAGTTCATCAAGGACTCGCACAAGAACAAGCTGACGCTTGACGACCAGGTAGCAAAGTGCGACCAGCTCAAGGATGGTCTCAATGCGATCAGAAAGACGCTGAAGAAGATCTCTGAAGAGAACTATGGCGAGAAGATAGAGAAGTACCAGAAGGTCCTCGACCAGGAGAATGCGACAAAGGTCTCTGTCGCCAACCTTGAGAGCGCAAAGGTGCGGATCACCAGGGAGCTTGACGACGCAAAGAAGGAAGTGGCCCGCCTGGATGACAATCTACTTGTCGCCAAGAACTCCGTTGTGGACGTCGGTGAGACCAGCGAGGTAAGCTCTCTGAAGAAGGAGCTGGCATCCCTTGATGATGCCCTTCGCAATGGTGACCAGCAGAGGGTCAGCCTCAGTGAGAAGATAGGCCTCACCACCTCGAACATTGCTCAGCTTGAGAAGGAGCAGAAAGAGTACCAGCGCCTGATCTCTGAGTGGACAGTGTTTGAGAACATTGTCGTTGCGACCAACAAGCGCGGAATCCCGCTCCAGGTCCTGTCAAGCGAGCTGCCCAAGATCAACTCAGAGATCTCAAAGATCCTCCAGGGTGTGGTCGGTTTCACAGTTGAGCTAGAGGCGGACCACCAGTCCAACTCCATGGATGTCTTCATCAACTACGGCGACTCCAGGCGGATCATCGAGTGCGCTTCAGGCATGGAGAAGATGATGGCATCTCTTGCGATCCGTGTCGCGCTCATCAATGTCTCCTCCCTGCCAAAGAGCGACATGCTCATCATTGATGAGGGCTTCGGTGCCCTTGATGAGATGAATGTCGAGGCCTGTAACAGGATGCTCCAGAGCCTCAAGCGGTGGTTCCGAGTGATATTCGTGATCTCCCATGTCGATGCCGTCAAGGATGCTGTTGACAACTTTGTGGAGATCACCAGCAACGGCAAGGACTCCAGAGTGCACTATGAGTGAAAGCAGAAAGATAGTAGAAGTTGGGAACGTCAAGATTGTCGTGGAGAACAAGCTCTCGAACAGGAATCCCCTTGCATGCCCCGTGTGCAAGATCCTTCTTCGCGACAGGAATGACATGCTCGCGCAGAGCTCTTATGGATGCTGCAGACTGTGTGAGATCGAGGTCGCATATCCCAACAAATCCAAGTGGATGTCTGGTTGGCGCCCAACGGGAGATGAATTAGAGGGGATCAGGAAAAAACGCAAGCAGGTTCCTAGTTATCTGCTGAGGACTTCACCATGCTAAGCATGCAACAGGTAAATCTGCTCGGAGAGATAATCAACTCTGACTTTGGAAAGGCTTCGTCAAACGACGGGACCTATGGGATCAAGCCGCACATTGCTGGAAACAGGCTGATCATAAACTACAATACGATGGCGTATCTCCCTGGCGAGAGGTCGATCCAGCAGAACATACCGATGCTGGCTGACCAGGCCAACCAGAGAGTGGATTCCCTGATCGCAGAGGTGAAGCTCGCGTACAAAGAAAGGTCTGGGCAGAACATCAAGTTGGCAAATCCTGGTATGTCTGATGCCGTAGAGTTTGTGCAGGCGTCATACAACAGCCCGCGCAAGGTGGTCCTCTACAAGAGAAAGTTCGTCTACGACCTGGGGTGATCCTTGACCACCCCACTTCAGAAAAAGAAGCAGATCGAAGAGATAATCAGGTGCGGCAAGGATCCAGTCTACTTTCTGAACAAGTACGTCAAGATCCAGCACCCCACGAAAGGAACGATACCGTTCAAGACGTTCCCATTCCAGGATGATTGCGTCAAGGACTTCATTGACCATCGCTTCAACATTGTTCTGAAGTCCAGACAGCTGGGTCTATCGACCCTTGTCGCCGGTTATGCCGTGTGGCAAGCGCTGTTCTACAAGGACAAGAACATCCTGGTCATTGCGACCAAGCTCTCTGTCGCAATGAACTTCATCAAGAAGGTCAAGACGGCAATTAGGGCTCTTCCGCCCTGGCTTGTCATGACGGACGTGGTTGGAGACAACAAGCAGGCGATAGAGTTTGGGAATGGCTCCTCCATCAAGGCGATCCCGACGTCAGAAGACGCAGGTCGTTCTGAAGCACTGTCACTCCTGATCGTTGACGAGGCTGCATTCGTTAGAGACTTCGACACTCTGTGGATGGGTCTCTACCCCACGCTATCTACCGGTGGTCGTGCGATCATCCTCTCCACTCCGAACGGTGTCGGAGGCCAGTACTATGACCTGTACGTCAAGGCTGAGTCCGGTGAGAACGAATTCCACCCGATAAAGCTCCCATGGGACGTCCATCCTGAGCGTGATGAGGCTTGGTTTGAGAAAGAGTCAAAGAACCTGACCCAGCAACAGGTCGCACAGGAACTCCTGTGCGACTTCTCCGCATCAGGTGACACTTTCCTCACGATCGATGATATCGAGTATCTCAGATCTCTGATTAGGAACCCGATAGAGAAGTGGGGTCCAGAGATGGGAGTCTGGGTCTGGAAATACCCGATGCCTGGCCACTCCTACATAGTTTCCGCCGACGTGGCTCGAGGAGATGGCGCTGACTACTCGACTTTCCATGTCATAGACACCAATGAGTCTGAGATTGTGGCAGAGTTCAAGGGAAAGTCTCCACCTGACCAGTTCGCAATCGTGCTAAATGAGGCTGCGCTGCGATACAATAAGGCGCTTCTCTGTCCAGAGAGCAACACATACGGATATGCTCTGCTGATGAAATTGTCAGAGCTCAGGTACCCTAACCTGTACTTTGAGAAGCAGAGTGACCGCTATGCCTTCATGTACGGTGACGGGTCGATATCGAAGGCAGGATTCTCTACTCAGGGTCCATCTCGCGCAAAGATTCTCACGAAACTCGAAGAGATTGTGAGAAATAAGAACATCAGGAGCTACTCATCGAGGCTCTATGACGAGATGAAGACCTTCATCTGGAAGAACAACAAGGCTCAGGCCATGAAAGACAAGAATGATGACCTTGTCATGTCCCTTGCTATTGGAGTCTGGCTGTTTGAGGTCACTCCACACAACAAGCAGGCTGTCGACATCAATATGGCGATTCTCAAAGCTATGTCCGTCAACCGTGGCGGGACAGGTGAGGCTCTTGATCCATTCCTCTCGCACGCTGCGAAGGCTGGAAAGCCCGTTGTATGGTCTGGTGAGCTAGGAGTCCCAGGTCCAGACAGCGGAACGAGGGCACCGGTCGGCCCCGTCGATTTCAGGTGGCTTTGGTCATAGTAGTTTATGTCTAGCCGTCTGTGGTGATATTTACATCATTAGAGTGGGTTGATGGCAGACAATCAAGCTGGGCTTTTTAGGAAGCTCACACAACTATTCAGGTCTGGACCGACTATCAAGCGTCGCGTCAAGGACTTTAACTCAAAGACCGGTCCTGGTACCAGCTCACTACAAGCATTTAGACGTGCTCACAGTGATGTTTACACCAGCACAATGAGCGCATATGGCTCATTCGACCGCATGTCGAGGTACTCTGACTTCTCGGAGATGGAATCCACTCCGGAGATAGCCAGCGCGCTTGACATTTACGCTGAAGAGAGCGCAAGCAGCGATGAGAGGGGAACAATCCTCCACGTGCACTCTGACAACAGGAAGGTCAAGGAACTCCTCGACACTCTGTTCATAGACACACTCAACGTCAACTTCAACCTCCCGATGTGGGTCAGAAATCTCTGCAAGTACGGAGACTTCTTCGTGTTTAATGACGTCTCGCCTGAGTACGGCGTCATCGGAGCCTACCCGATCCCAATTTCTGAGATCGAGAGGGAAGAGGGGTTCGATCCGAAGGATCCGACGGCTGTCAGGTTCAAGTGGATGACGCAGGGCAACCAGACGCTTGAGAACTGGCAGGTCACGCACTTCAGACTGCTTGGAAATGATGCATTTTTGCCCTACGGTTCATCAGTCCTTGAGTCTGCCAGGAGAATATGGCGCCAGCTGATCCTGATCGAGGACGCGATGCTTGTGTACCGCGTCATCAGGTCTCCTGAGCGCCGAGTATTCTACATCGATGTTGGAAATGTGCCTCCAGAGAACGTTCCTGAGTACCTCGAGCAGGCAAAGAACTCCCTGAAGCGCTCTCCAGTGGTAAACAAGCAGGACGGAAGGGTCGACCTCCGCTTCAATCCCATGTCAGTTGACGAGGACTACTTCATTCCGGTCCGCGGTGGTGACTCGGGCACAAAAATTGACACACTTGCCGGCGGTCAGAACACGACAGCGATCGAAGACGTTGAGTACATCCAGAAGAAGTTGTTCTCGGCTCTAAAAGTCCCGAAGGCTTACCTCGGCTACGACGAAATGTTGAGCTCGAAGGCAACTCTGGCACAGGAAGACATCAGGTTTTCAAGGACGATCACGAGAATCCAGAAGACGATAATCGCAGAGCTCAACAAGATTGCCATGGTTCACCTCTATGCGCACGGATTTGAGGGTGAGCAGCTTGTAGACTTTGAATTGAAGCTCAGTAACCCATCTTCTGTTGCCCAGCAGCAAAAGCTTGAGCTCATCAGCACCAGATTTGACATCGCGGGTAAGGCTCCTGAGGGTTTGGTCGACAGGAAGTGGATCCGTAAGAACATCATGGGCTTCACCGATGATGAGATCAACGAAATCGAAGATGGTCGCAAGAAGGACAAGGTAAACGACGCTGGAGTTGAGAGCGCCGGCACCGCGGGTGGCGATGCTGGTGGCGGAGCCGCTCCGGCTGGTGGCGATACTGGCGGAGGAGATGCTGGCGGTGGCGAGGCGGCTGGCGGACTCTTTGCAGGCGACAGAAAGCGTGGCACAGTCCTATCTGGAGGACCAATCAAGCCCTCTGGAAGGTCGAGATTTAAGGAAGCCGACAACGACGAGGACAATCTTGATGAGGAAGATGACGACGATGTCGTGATCCCTATGTCCATCAAGGACGCTGATGCTCCGGTGAAGGTCGACAGGATGGTCAAGAACATCTGGAATGAGCCGATGGCTAAGTCTAGGAAAAAGAGTGGCGGTCCCGCAAAGACCCATATGCCAGATTTTGCCAGTATGACCGGTGCAGGTAGGAACACACGCAGTAGAAACTCAATCAACAAGCCGTTCGGCGACGACATTATGAAGAATCCCTTCTCTGAGTCGCTTGAAGGCGAACTCTCAAAGCAATTTGCGAAAGCAGATGCCCCAACAGAAAGGCCTAGACTTGATCGCGCAGCCCTAACGATGCTCAATCAGCTCAGGGGAAGTATAGATATAAGAACGAGAGGAGTCCTTGCCGAAGGGGAAGAGAACGATTTCGAAGTAGACTTTGAGGAAAACAAAGAGAGTGACAATGGCTAAGCACAACAAGAAGCGGAATGTTGGCATAATCTATGAACAGCTATTGCTGTCGATGTCCAACGCGATCGTTGAGAATGATATGGCCAAGGTCGAGTCGATCAAGGGCATCATAAAGAAGCACTTCAAGCAGGGAACTGAGCTGTACAAAGAGTTCCGACTCTTCAACGCTCTCATAAAAACCACAGTGCCTTCTGATTCCCTGGCAACGAGGATTTTGGAAGAGTCCATGAAGGCGGCGCGCAATCATGACCCAATGAAGCTAGAGAGGGAGAAATCCCTGCTCATCAAGGACGTGAACTACATCGTCAATGAGTCTAGCTTCTACGACCAGAAGGTAAACGCCTACAAGTCATATGCGACCATCCAGACCCTCTTAAACACTTGGAGAAGCGCAAGTCCAGACATTGCTATTTCTGCCGAGTATGAATCCAAGGTGTTTGGCATGCTGAGGGAGGAGAAGTCGGTGGCTGACCTGAGCAAGGAGCCGAAGGCTGACAAACTGACTCTTAGAATCATGCAAGAGAAGTTCAACAAGAAGTATGGCGCTCTCCTCAATGAAGAACAGTCTGAGCTGATGCGATCATACATCTTTGGTGATGGCACGAAGGCTAAGAAAGTCATGAAGTCGATCAAGGAATCAGCAGAGAAGAGCCTCTCCAAATACAAGAGAGAGTGCGGAAACAAGGTTTTGCTTGAGAAGATCGACAGGGTAGAATCAGGCGTCAAGATCCTGAACGAGAATGTTCTCGATGACGATCAGGTCTCTAGGTTCCTGCTCCTGTCGAAGCTCAAGGACGAGATAATGGAGTCGAAGGATGCAGAATAACCTAAAGCTCATCACGGACTGGGCTCCGTTCGAGTACACAGTAAATCAGATCAAGGAATCTCGCGACAAGAATGGCGGCAAGATCGTCATGCGAGGCATCCTTCAGAAGTCTGACACCCTCAACCAGAATGGCAGAGTCTACCCGAGAGTGATTCTGGAGAGAGAGGTCAGAAATTACCAGAAGTTCATCAAGGAGAACCGCGCACTTGGAGAGTGCGATCACCCTGAGTCTTCTGTCGTTGAGCTGAAGAATGTCTCTCACATCGTCAGGGAAGCCCACATGGAAGGCGACGTCTGCTACGGAACCGTAGAGCTCCTCGACACTCCGTCAGGAAAGATTCTCCAGAGCCTCGTTGAGTCTGGCGTAACGCTGGGTATTTCATCGCGCGGCGTAGGATCAACGAAGAGAGAGGGAGACTATCAGGTCGTCCAGGACGACTTCCAGCTGATCTGCTGGGACTTCGTATCAGAGCCCAGCACTCCAGGCGCCTTCATGATGAGAGAGGGAGTCGAAGTCTCCCGTCGAGACCTGAACAGAGTCTTCAATAAGACCGATAGGATCGACCGAATCTTTAACGACATCTTGGACTGGAAGAAGTAATGTCAACCAATTGGCCAAATCTCAATCACAATTACGTTCCTGAGTACCAGCAGTCCGTAATCCCATACGTGACTTCATCTGTTACTACAGCCAATGGTATCACCTCTGTCACATTTCCATATGTTGCTCGCTGGGTCGTGATCAGCAACCAGGGCACCAGTGCGACAAGAGCGGTATCAGATAACCTTGCTTTCGGTTTCTCCCTCACGGGATCCAATGGTGGAAACAAGTTCATTGTCCAGGCTGGTCAGACCACACCGAGACTAGAGGTGAAGTGCACCACGCTGTTCTTCTCTGGCTCCTCATCGGCTGTACCGTTTAGCATTCTTGCCGGACTGACAAATATCCCAGCAGGCTCTCTGCCTGCGATCAGCGCCTCCAATGGCGTTCTCGGAGTCGGTTGATGAGTAAGCTCTCCAGAGATGAGCTCAAGTCGATTGTCAAGGAGTGCCTTGTCGAGATCCTGAGCGAAGGTCTTGTGAGCTCAAGCTCCAAGATTGCTGAATCGAAGTCTTTGCGTCAGGCGCTTCCAAGACCCGCAATGGCAAATAAGATGCCAGACCAGGCTGAGTTCCGCAGGAAGCTGGCTGAGAACACTAGGGTCGGACCAGCATCACAAGTAAATACGCATGCCCAGACAATTGCAAGAGTGACCAGCGATCCAATACTCGCCGATATTCTTGCGGACACAGCAAATACCACGCTGGTGCAGATGATCCAGGCTGAGAAGAATCCGGGGCTAGCTAGTCTCAGAGAGGGAAGCGTGGATCAAGCGACGCTCAAGGTAGCCAACTCAGATCCTGCAGACCTCTTTGAGGGCGCCGGCAATTGGGCAAATCTGGCGTTTATGCCAAAGAGGGGCGGTCCAATCTAGTATTGAAGTTGGTTTTACCGCCAGCAGAATATGTAATCTTGCTGCTTAGCACGGAGTAAAAATGTCACGTAACGTAAGATCACTCACCCCAGCACTGCTCAGGAAGATCGTTCTTGAAGAGCGTGCAAAGCTCATGGAAGTCCTCGAGACCGGAAAGGAGCACCCTGAAGATGTCGACGCCGATGAGACCGACGCGGACGGCTATGCCGACACGCTCGAGAAGGACATCGACCACTACAAGGCTCTGAAGATCCATGAGGCCCGCCTTCGCAACCAGCTCAGGAAGATCTCAGAGTCCAAGGTACGTCTCGGTCGCAAGATCCGCAGAAACGCCTAATTAGTGAATAGGACAAGGAGATAAGAGATGCCAACAGGAACACAGGGAACAGTTGAGGTAGTCCGTAAGGACACGTCACTATCAAAATCAGACACTGCCGTGCTCAAGAGCTGCTTTCCTGCTAGCCCCGTTGGCGTAGAGGAGCCTCTTACCATCGCGGCCAACAGGCTTGAAAGCAAGTTGCACCAGTACTACCAGACAAATGTTCTTGACGGAGACGTCGAAAATGGCCTGTTTGGTAGCACGGTTCACATGGACTACTCCAAGAATGGAGCCCCTGACTGGGGCGATGTCCCGACAGGCGCCGCTGGCCTACCAGCCTCTGCCTGGACGCCGAATCCAGTCTCCCCGGGGCCTGGAAGCATAAACCCCGAAGACAAGGCGGCGGCACCTGCCGATTACGGCACTACAGCCACCGACTCTTCCTACGGAGTCTTTGCAACTGGCGTTGGTGCTTCGCCCTCTGAGGCTTCTAAGAAGCAGTCCACGTCTAAGCTTGGTGACTACATGTCAGGAAAGTCCGCAGGGTCAAGATAACGTGAACCACTACTTCAGGGACAGTAAGGGCGTCAACACTGTCTCTGGACGCGGACACATCAACAACATCCCCAATGCGGCGGATGCAAAAACCGACTTGGGTTATGGGACTCTCAAAGCAAAGTTCCATAACCCTCGCGCGTATTACCAGTACGACTACGAAGCGTCTCCGGCTGAAGATACTGAAGCCGCCGATGAGATCGATGATGAGACCTACGAGGCGGTGCTCTCCAGGCTCTCCACGTACAATCCTGGTGACCCCTATGCAAAGAACAAGGTCGATCCGTTCACGTTCGCCGGCGCGGCAACCAAGCTCTCTGAGACCTCCACCTCAAAAGGCATGGTGCCGTTTCCAAGGATGTACCAGGGAAGACAAGCAGTTGCCGGCGGTACAGCGCCAGTCTACCCTCAGGGACCCACTGACGGCTTCAGCTCCAGGATAAGGCCAACGGGAACAAAGCTTGGTTTCTCCAAGCCACCATATCCGCAGTTCGAAGAAGAGGACTATGATCCGCTCTCGCTCAGCGACATAATGGAAAAAGATCTGGATGAAGACCACCTCAATGACATTTTGCGCAAAACCCGCAAGGTGACATCGCAGAATCGCAGATAGCGTAGGAAGTCTCTGCTGGATCGTAATAGATAATCTTGAGCAATCATCTGAGGAAGGAATGAGCATCAACATATTCCAGGAAGCAGTTATCGAAGCCAGGCAGCTTAGAGAGCTCGCTGAGAATAACGCAAAGAACAAAATCCTTGAGGCCGTCACGCCGAGGATCCAGCGCCTGATTGAGGCTGAGCTGGTCGGTGAGGAAGAGGACTCAGAAGGTAGTGATTCCATGGACATGGAGATGCCCGATGAGGCGTCGCCTGAGCCAGACACAACTGGCGGAGAGTCAATTGACCTCTCCAGCCTAGCCACACCCGCAATGTCAGATCCGAGCTCCAAGCTCTCGATCTCCGTGCAGGGTGATCTCAATCTCAATCTCGAGGGTGACAAGTCCAGAAGGAACCTGATCCTGAATAAGGAGAGCCTAAACAGGTCTGCGGCGAAGTCTCGAATCCTCAAGTTAGCGGGCAAGGCAATAAACCTGCAGGAGGCACTCAAGGGAGTTGACCTCCGGAATGTATCAGCCACTGAGCGCAAGACGGCAATCCTATACTATGGGAGGCTGTTGCACGAGGCGGCAACTTTGCTCGGCAGCAATATAGTTATGACAGAGTCGAGAGGCTCTAGGCTCAAGAGACTTTTGGACGCAACACTTTTGGAGATTAAGAACATGGCTAACAGAAGAGACACAGCGGCCTTCAAGAAGCTTTTCTTGGAGATGGTCGGTGAGACTGGAATGCACGACGAGGGAATGCACGACGAGATGTACGAGGCCGACGACGAAGAGGGCGGCGACGAGCTCGACCTCGGAGACGACGAGGGCGGCGATGAGGACATGGGCGACGAGGGCGGTGACGTCGACGTCGACGCCGTGAAGTCCGCCATCGAGCAGCTTGCCGGCGCGGTCGGAATGGAAGTCTCGGCCTCTGATGAAGAGGGTGGCGAAGAGGAAGAGGAAGGCGGTGAGGAGGAGACGGTCGAGGAGGCTGTCCGCCGTGCCACCCGCGCTCTTGTCGAAGCCCGCAAGAAGAAGACCAACGAGTCTGACAAGAAGAAGGCTGAGGCCAAGAAGAAGAAGGAAGCCGACAAGAAGAAGAATGAGGCCAAGAAGAAGAAGGACGAGGCAAAGAAGAAGAACGAGACTCGCGCTCGTGCTCTCCGCGCCATGGGCCTCATGGAAGGCGCCTCTGAGGACGAGGTTGATGAGTGCGATGACGGTGACATGATGGAGGCCGAGGATGAGGCAGCCGAGGACGAGAAGGTCTACGAGATCGACGAGTCCATGATCCGCCGTGAGCTCGGTCGCCTCCGCAATCTTCGCGAGAGCCGTCGTCCAGTTTCCCGCCGTGGCCGTCGCCTCTATGAGGGCGAGGCCGTCGCCGCCGCCGGTTCATTCGGTGGTGGTGAGGTCGGCGATGAGATGTTTGTGGACGTTGACGAGGACACCCTACTCAACGCCCTAGTCGATGAGATCGGTGATGCACCGGTGCCGAAGAAGATGGCTTCTGAGTCGCGCCGTCGTACCGCCTCCGCTGAGCGTCGCGCCCAGGTTGCTGAGGCGGCGGCTGACAAGCTCAAGCGTCAGATCTCTGAAATGAACCTTTTCAACGCGAAGTTGCTGTTCGCAAATAAGCTCATGCAGAATCGTGAGCTTTCGAACAACCAGCAGCGCGCTGTGGTCGAGGCGCTCGACGGCGCCAAGACAATCCGTGAGGCGAAGCTTCTCTATGAGAGCCTCAGCTCCTCACTCCGTAAGTCGTCAACAAGTGGCTCTCTAACCGAGAGCAACAACAGACTGCTCGCATCTTCTTCCAGATCAACCCGGTCCGGTGCTCCGGCCAATAGTGGTGTTGAGGTGGACCGCTGGGCAACCCTCGCCGGCATCAGAAACGGCGGCGAGTGATCTCGAATCTATAACCCAATCAGGAGAATAAAAATCATGTCTAAGTTTTCATTAGACCAGCTGACTGAGGGGATTCGCCAGCGCCACGTTGGCTCCCAGAACCGTCACCTGGTAGAGAAGTGGAGCCGCACAGGCCTCCTCCGTGGTCTCGAGGGCACTGGCCGCGAGAATATGGCAACCCTCCTGGAGAACCAGGCTGCCCAGGTCCTCCGCGAGGTGAACTCACTCGGAACTGGTGGCGCTAGCGCCTCTGACTCCGGTGATATCCGTGGATTCCAGAACGTCGCGTTCCCGATCGTCCGTAGGGTGTTCGGCGGACTCATCGCCAACGAGCTCGTCTCGATCCAGCCGATGAGCCTCCCGTCAGGCCTCCTGTTCTACATGGACTACACCTATGGTACCAACCAGGGTGGACTGGACGCCGGCTCAGCGGTCTACGCCACTGGCTCATCGATCTACACCTCACCGACAGGCAAGGGCATCCAGAGCGGATCTCTCGCGGTCGGTGGTCAGTACGACCTCGCCGGCTCTGGCTACTCCAGGGTCCGCAGCTCGGTCACTGGCGTTAACAACGTTGGCACCAACGGCGCTCGCGGTGCATACCGTGGTACGAACACGATCACTGCCGGCACCGTGGCCTTCGCCACTGGTACTGACGGTCGTCTCCTCGGATTCGATCCCCAGGTCACCAACGCGATCGAGAACAACTCGGCTGGCGCAGGCGCTTCGACTGGTGACGGCGTCTACTCCTTCGTGATCTACCCGACAGCTGGTCTCAACAACTGCGACGGTACGATGATCAAGGACGTGGCACTCGTCTCGTCAACTGCGACGATTGGCGCCCAGATCGGCCTCGCGCCGATCAGCGGCGACCTCCAGCAGGGCATCGGCGTCTACAACGTCCGTCGCCTTAACGAGCTCGGCACCTACTCGGGTGGCGTCTTCACAGCGAACCCCCTTGCACCCCTCTCCGCTTCCACCACGGTTGTGAAGATGGTTGTTTCCGGTGCGCTCAGCCAGGTAGACATGAGCTCGAACTTCAAGGTCGACTTCGTTGTCGGTGACCAGTTCAGCGCTAACTCGACCGATGGTTCCGCGATCACGATCCCGGCCTTCGAATCGACGTTCAGCACCGGCGCGGCCAACCCCACGATCCCGGAAATCGACATCAAGATCGAGTCGATCGCAGTCACCGCTCAGACCCGCAAGCTCCGTGCTCGTTGGTCCCCGGAACTGGCGCAGGACCTCAATGCATACCACTCGCTGGATGCTGAGGTTGAGCTCACCCAGATCCTCTCCGAGCAGATCGCGCTTGAGATTGACCGCGAGGTCCTCAACGACCTCGTCACCGGCGCCAAGACGAACTTCTTCTGGTCGCGCAGCCCAGGCAAGTTCCTCAACAAGCGCACCGGCGCTGAGATTGCCCGTGGCAACACGCTCAATCCGGGTCCGGCGTTCACCGGTACGGTCCGCGAGTGGTACGAGACCCTCACCGAGACGATCATCGACGTCGCCAACGAGATCCACAGGTTGACCCTGCGCGGCTCGGCGAACTTCATCGTGGTCTCCCCTGAGGTCGCCACGGTTCTTGAGGCCTCCGTCCTCTACCGCCCGAACTACAGCATCGACGGCTCCGGCCAGGTCGGCGCTCCGTTCACCATCGGCGCAGAGAAGGTTGGTACCCTCTCGAACCGCTTCACGGTCTACAAGGACCCGTACTTCCCGCGTAACAAGATCCTCGTCGGTTACAAGGGCGGAAGCTACCTGGAGACTGGATACGTCTACGCTCCGTACGTCCCGCTCATCGTCACCCCGACGATCTTTGCTCCGGAAGACTTCACCCCGCGTAAGGGCGTCATGACCAGGTACGGCAAGAAGATGGTCCGCTCCGACTTCTACGGCACGGTCACCTGCACAGACATGAACATCATCTGATGTTCTAGCCTCCAGGCACTGGTCGGCCACCTTCGGGTGGTCGATTCAGTTTTTGTGGTATATGTAATGACAAGCCCAATCCAGTGATCACCTGACACCGACGGGGGATTGGAAGCATTCGGAGCAAAGGAGGATCACATGCCAAAAGTAACTTATGATGCAGCAAGGGGACTCGTCCAGGAGTCCGGTTCTGGTATTCAGTTTGAGACGATGCCGTTCTCTCCAGTCCAGGCTCTCAGCACAGCCTCGAACGGCGGTGACGCCACGGTCTCAGCACCAGGTGTCTACCTGTTCAACGCTGGCGGAGCAGCAACTGGCTCGATGCCTCTGGCGTCAGCATATCCCGGCTCGATGTTCATTATCAGGGCTGGTTCTGCCCACGCCTACTCTCTGACTGGCTCGGCTGAGGCTGTCGGAACCAAGGTGTTCACAGACGCAGCGGACGGCAAGATCGGCAGCAAGCTCACGCTCAACAACATTCTCGGCTCATCTGTGGCGCTAGTCTCAGACGGCAAGAGCTACCTCATCATGGCGTCAAGCGGCTCCCTCACCGTCGGCGGCACCTGATAGATCAAATCTTCGCAGGCTCCAGGAATCCTTTAAGTTTCCTGGAGCCTCGATAATATCTGCCAGGAGGAAAAATGGCAAAGAACACTGTTACTACCCCAGCCACTGAGAGCCCTGTTGAGACCGCCGTTGCCACCACGGCTGCAACTGATGCCACCGTTGACCTCGGAGCTGTCGAGAAGCGTTTGGCCCTTGTAGAGGCAAAGCTCGATGATCTGGCGAAGACACTCGATGCTCTCAAGGTGGCCGCACCAGCTGATAGCTCTGGACTTGCAAGTGCGCTAGCAGCGCTTGAAGCCCGCGTAAGCAATTTCATCGGTCGCGGTCGATAAACTAACGATCAACAAACCCAAGCCCCGTTAGCCAGCGTCTCGTGTGCATACATAAGACTATAGGCTAACGGGGCTTTCATGTCATCAATGTTCTACCAGACTCTCTCACCTACGCCGTTCGGCTTCTTTGACTCTGATGCAGATTTCCAGAGCGAGGCTGATGGCCTGGTGAAGTTTGTTAAGCGTAAGCTTGGAGATGACATACTCAGCGTCGAGCTCACCAAGAAGCAGATCTGGGCCTGCTTTGAAGAGGCCACGCTGGAATATGGTAAGATCATCAATGAGTACCAGGCCAAGTCCCAGATGGCGACGCTCATGGGAACTCCGACAGGAAGCAATCACCAGCACAAGTACCTCCACCAGTCCCTGGACTTCTTCTTGCGCCTCTCTCAGCCTTACGCCCAGGAGGCGGCAATCGGCGGCGGGGTCCACAACACAATCTCTGGATCAATACAGCTTTCGAAGAACATCCAGGATTACGACATCTACGAGAATCTTGTCGATGGAGACGGAAACAAGATATTCAGCTCCAGCATGAACCCGGGTGGCAAGATGAAGATCTATGAGATCTTTCACTTCTCTCCACAGGCTGCGTATCGATTCTTCGACACCACATCAGCGATCAACTACCTGAACAATGAGTTCAGCTTTGAGTCGTTCACCCCTGAGACCGTGTTCTACGTCCTCCCGACGTTCGAGGACGTCCTGCGCGGTGGCCAGCTCGGTCTCTCCAACAGGGTCAGGCGCTCAAACTACTCTTATCGGACCAGCGGAACTCAGATCAGGATCTTCCCGACACCTACGCAAGATATCCCACCAAAGCTCTGGTTCAGGGTGGGATTCCAGAGCAAGCCAGACGAGGCTGCCTTCAATGACCCGACAATCTATGGCACTAACAGCCTCGCCACCGTCTCGTTTGGCAACATACAGTACAAATTCATCAACTCCATCGGAAGACAGTGGATCAGAGAGTACACACTGGCTCTGTCGAGAGAGATCCTCGGACTTGTCAGAAGCAAGTTCGGAACTGTGCCGATCCCTGGAGGAGATCTCCAGCTCAACGGCACTGACCTGATCAGTCAGGCCAGGGAAGACAAGGAGAAGATGTACACCCAGCTCAAGGAGCTTCTCGACACCATGACGTATGACAAGATGCTTGAGACCGAGGCTAGCAAGGTTGACAACCTGATGAAGGTTCTCAAATCTGTGCCAGTCCCGATGGGCAAATGCATCGTGATAGGATAACCCATGGCAAGACTCTTCATCACCCCGAGAGAGATTGATTTCATCTCGGACATCACCAAGGAAATCATCAAGGACGTGGTTGGCCAGAAGGTCTACTACTACCACGTCCGGGAAGATGTCTCTGAGGTGCATGACGTGTATGAAGAGGCGATCGAGAAGGTCTTCAACGAGCCCATCGAGCTCGATGCCAGAGTGGAGTGGCAAGACCCAGAGACCTCAACGACAAACTTCGGTGTTGACCAGTTCAGGTCTGCGACCGCATATATGCAGTACTCTGACCTCCTCGATAAGGAGGTCGAACCGCAAGAGGGAGACTTCCTGAGCTTCGGACAGTTCTTCTACGAGATACTGAAGATCAACATCGACCAGATTGCGTTTGGACAGGTTGAGTACCCTATCGGATTCAAGCTGGAGCTCAAGCAAGCCCGTAAGGGAATTATCGATCGGAAGCCGAAAGGACCAACGGAACAGATCTTCACAGATCCGGATGCCGTCCAGGACACATTCGTACAGCAGAGAGGTTTCGAGGAGAACTCGCTTGGTAAGACGGCTGACAAGAGGAAGCTCATCGATCAGGGCAAGCTCGACCTACCAGAAGATGGTCCACGCGAAGTCTCTCCGAGAGGTGATGACGGTGGTTTCTCATCGTCCTTCTATGATGATGAGGTTAACTGATGTCGACTAAGCACCAGACGGGCGCAGAAAGGATCACGCCAGAGAACTCTCTCAATGGCGAGATTGTCATACCCTCATGCTCTGTCGAAGATGTTGACAGAGCAATGTTTAATCTCTTTGACCGAGACCTAGA